GTACTCTTCACTCCAACCATACTCGCAAATTCATCCCTGCTTATCCCGCTCTTCTCCAAAATCTCACTAGCCACTTCAATCTTCATCCGCAAGCATCCCTACTCTTTTTAATTGCATAGTCAATAAAAATATGACAATTAACAAAAAAAGATGCCCCGCATATACAGAAGACGAAAAAAACCAAACTCCGTTAGAGGGTTTTGTGACGATATGACAAAGAACAACATAATCAAATCAGCAGCCAAGATTGCTTCCAAACAATCAAATGCAGAGGCAGAAGCCCGCGAAATAGCAAAGGCAGATCCGGAGATAAGGAACGCAGTTGCAAACTTTCTTCGCTACCGCTTGGACATGACAGAACAGGAGTTCCTCAATCAAGTGAACTCGAAACTCTCAAACATGGTGGCGGACTCCTTAAATACCCTACACTCGAAACTAGATGACATACCTCCCCAAAACCTCGCATATGCAGTTGCCGTACTTATGGAAAAATTCCTCACAGTATCAGGCAGACCATCAAACATCACAGCATCCGCAAACGTCACCCTAGGTGCATCAGACATGTCCCCGGACAAAGTAGCCAAGATACTCAAAGGCGCTTCGAAGAACGTAAAGGAACAACCGACAGAAGCATCAGAACAAAAAATAGTGGACGTAAAACCAAACGACTGATGCCCAAGCCCTCCCTCGGGCCAAGAATAATAGCCTTGCGCGAGCAAGGGTATTCATACGACAAGATACAAAACCTCCTAAACTGCTCCAAGTCCACAATCTCATACCACCTATCTCCAGGCGGAAAGAAAAAGGTCAGAGACAGAGAGGCAAGGCTAAACAGGGAAAAACCAACCCTAAGCCACGTAAAAAGAATATGGCACTTCAGACATCCAAGAACACCATCACAAAACAAAATACCCTGGTATCAGCACAAGACGCAAAGACAAATATCCAAGGCAATATCCCAAAAAGCACACCAGTTCCAAAAGACAATGACTTTCAATTACAAAGACGTACACGCAAAGTATGGAGATCATTTCCAATGCTCACTAACCGGAAGACCATTACAATGGAACAACCCCGAGGACTACCAATACGACCACATAATCCCCATAGCCCGGGGCGGAGACAATACCATAAACAATCTACAACTACTATGCACGGATGCAAACCAGGCAAAGGGTCATCTAACGGATGAGGAATTCATAGACCTATGCAAAGAAATAGTACAACACGCAGGGTACAAGATATGGAAACCATCCATGCAAGATAACGATAGATAGCGTTCGCATAACGATAAATAGCGAAGGGATATACCGCAAAACGCAAGGGGCTATAGCGCGAAGGGCTATACTGCGAAAAAAGTAGTTGGGGGGGTTATGATATATAATAAAACGCGCGCGAAAAATTCGGCTTCCCCTCCCCCCCTCTTTTTGCGGTTTTTTGTGCGGTTTTTCAAATTCGCAACTTGTTGATTATCAACGCATTAGCAATAGACTTGTACTCTATTGTTTTGCGTGTTTTTTGGGGCATTTTCGAGCTTAAAAAATTACTCGATTTTTGCGTGTAGGGCGAGAAATGTATTGGACTCTAGCCTTGGTCTTGATTCCCGGGCTTCTCTCTTGCGCTTTGCCTTGGCCAGGATTCCTGAGCCTATCCTTGCGCTTTGCTTTGGCTTGTTTCCTTGGGCTTGCCTTGGCGGTTGTCTCCTGGGCTTTCCCTTGTATGCGTTTTAATGTTGGTTTTTGGGTTTAAGTTGGGCGCTCTTTTGGGGTCGCTTTGGGGTCGCTTTGGGTTTGCTTTTTTGTCTCCTGGGCGTTGCTTGCCGGATTGGTTTTGATGGTTCTCAAAGTTGCCTTTCTCGATTGGGTTTTTTTGGAAGGTTTGCGTTTTGTGGATTTGTGGATTTGCCTGCCTGTTGTTTTTGTGGATTTGCGCTTGTTTTCCATTTGGTTTATTTGATTGAATTGCTTAGTTGCATTTTTGCCATTTTTCCGGCTTGCGTTTTTGGGTTTGAAATCGGTTTCGGATTAGTTGCCAGGAGCTTGCTTTTTTGAGTTTGGATTTGCTTGAGATTTGCGAACTTTGGAGGGTTGGGATTTGGCTGAATTTGGTTTTCTCTGGTTTGAGGTTTCGGTTGCATTTTGAGGGTTGAGAAAATCGAGCTTGGCAATCCGGTTTCGAATGCTTGCCTCGCGTGCGCGCGCACACGAGGGAGAATTTCTTTGGTTTTGCAAGGAAAACGGGGGGGAAAATGCCTAATTGCGTTGTTTTACAGGGTAGAGCCTGGAGGGTGACGGGCTAGGCTTGGCTGGGCTTGGCTTGGTTTGAATGCTTGAAAGGCTTTCTTGGCTCGCTATGGGCTTTGCTTGGGCTTTGCTTGGCTTGGTTGTCCGTTTGCAGTTTGCCGAGAGGGAAGGTTTGCCGGGGGTTCATTGCTTGCAAGATTGGGTTGCTTGGGTTGCTTTGTTCGAGGTTCGATTTTCGAGGCTTTTGTTTTTTGGGGTTGGCCTTTGAAAACTTTTTTAAAAAAAAGCGTTCCAGGTTTTTACTGAGCTTGCGGGCTTTGTAAAAATTACGGGTTTGACAGATCGACGCAAAAACGCATTAATCGATTTTATCAATTGAGGACGGCACTCAGCTTTCCTCTTCAATAACTAAAAAAAAGGACTAGAAAATGAAAAGACAAGAATTCGATTCGCTGATTGACTCACTCGTGGAATCGGTAAGCGGTTATGTAGATAATGGCGTTGATGCATATGGTGCGGTTCATGAAGTTTGCTCTAATTGTGATCATTCGTTTGTATATGGCAAAGCCTGGACGCTTGTAGATTATGCAAGATTTGAAGATCGGGAACTGTTCCTTGATGCGGAAAGCGAAAGCATATTGATCGGACAAGCAAACGAGCATGAGGTAACCCTGGATGCGATGATGATGAACGTTGCTTTTCAGCTCTTGAAGCTTGAAACCTTGAAACGCTATTATGCGAAAGTTGAAGATTCCGGCAAATGCGATGAATTCGAAGACTTGGAAGTCAGCAATTCTCAAACTACTGAAAACGTCTAAACATGACATACGACATACTTATACTTTTACCCATGCTTTACGCCCTTTGGGTGATGCATGTGGACATACTAAACGACAACAAGGAGGACTGAGACTAATGAGCATTGAACATGAATTTGAATATACTTTTCCTAGCTACGCCCTAAGCGCGTTAATCAATGGAGACTATAGCGGACTAGAGAAAGAGGATGAAAGCGCTTTGAGCGCTTTCCTTGAACGCGAAAAAGGCATTGATGTATGGGATATCAAACGCGATGAGGAAACGGGCGAATCGAGTGAGCTGTATTTTTCAAGCAATCCGGAATTTGGGCTTGCGTGCGATTGCGTGGACGTAATCGGGATAGTTTTTGCGAAAGGAGTGAGCGAGCTATGAGCCTAACGCGAAAACAAGCAAACCGAGCTTATCTAAAAATGAAAAGTAAGGTTTTGGGAAACGTAACGTTTGACCCGCCAACGCTTAAAAACGTGCATCCTGCATTTGTGCGAGCAAAACAAAGACTGCTTGAATCATGCAAAGGAGCGAGCGAGCGATGAGCATGACATTAAGAGAATTAAAGCCCCGTACTTATTCCTATACTGGGATAAACGTGACCGCAGAATATCGCGGTAGAAGGTATTTGCTAACCCATTGTAATGACTATTTTAGCGCTGAGCGCGTTGCTTGTGATTACCAAGCCATGTTTCCTAATGCGTGCTATTTCACAAGTAGCAAATATGATTCAACGCATATTGATGGCAAGGCAAAGGATTTTCGCGAGCATTACAAAGGAGAAAGCGAGCGATGAGCTTACGCAAATTTGACGCAATCGTACCTGACGCAATGAGCGAGATTGCTCGCGTGATTGAGAAAGGTAAGAGAGAGACCAGGAAAGCGCGTACCGGAGATCGCGGAGCGATCCGCGTAAAGAGGAAACGCGCAAGGCAATTAACCTTAGCGTTAAAACGCTAATAAACTAAACGAGAGAAAGGACTAGAACATGAAAATCAGATATATAGCGAACTGCATTGAGGCAGGCGAACATTTCTTTACTACATTTATAAGCGAGGAAACTGACTCGCGTAAGCTCAAGCGTGAGGGTATGGAACTCGCGGCGGGATGGGGTGGGGAGTGCATAAGTGTAGAAAAAGATACCAACCAAGAAAACTTAGAGGACTAAACAAAAACAGAAAGGAATTAGGACAATGAATAAGGACAAAACGGAGAAAGGAGCGGGCTTTACGCAAGGAGAATGGACAATTAGAGAATGCCCGCAAGGAGGGCATTACGAGGGGGGCGAAGACCCTTTTACGATTAGCGCGGATGGGAAGTTTATCGCTTCCATAAAATTGCAATCACGAAACACGCAAGCAAACGCGCGATTGATTGCGCAAGCTCCGGCAATGTACGATATGCTTGTCAAAATCAGTAATGGCAATGGATATGATACGTTAACCCTGGCAATGGAAGCGCGCGAGCTACTCGCCAAGGTAGACGGGGGGGAAGGATGAGCGCATACGAGAAACTGCAAAACCTTTATCTTGACTGGCGCAATAATTTCCTAACCCGCGAAAGGTTTGCATCTTGGTACGATATAACCGAGGAACGTGGCAACCGGATCATTGAGCTAGGGCGCAAGATCCATGAGAGACGTGTGCGCATATACAAGGAGAAACAAGCTAACTAACTTTTGTTCCAGTCCTAGTCCTGCCCTCGCGGGGTGCGATTCCTCGCGGGGGTTTTGGGAAGGGCTTGAACGCTAAATAACTAAACAAGAAATAAGGAAAAATTAAGGACTAATGAATAACGAAAATACATCTATCGAAGGCTACAACATACCTTTTGATTTGGAAATTTGCGAACTCGCGCTCAAGCAACTTAAAGCTCAGGCAGGAATCCACTCACGTTACTTACCGAAAAAGAGTCATCAAAACAAACTCGATGCGGTTAACCGGAAGAGAAAGCAAATCGCTCAACATCTTCATCACGCTCATGGGGTATCAAAAGACGAACTATACCTCAACGCATAAGGAGGAAACGAGCAATGGATAACGAAGAAGAAAACGTTTTAACCTCTGAGCTTTGCGATCTTTACGACGTGCGCATGTTCTTGAGATTACGTGGTTTGCTTGACGAACCAAAGGACAACGAGGGTACTGAAGAAACCATCGGAGAACTGATCGACAACCTAATCGAACAACACACAACCAATGAATAACGCAACGAATACGGATATTAGAACTGAACTTACAAAAATGATTAGAAACGCAGTTACTACGCAAGGATGGGGGGACGACAAAGTCGATGACTTTGTAGACGTCTTTTATGATTTTTTACTAGGGCTTTACTACGACGAAAAGCAAGCCCTTTTGAGAATCATAGAAGCAACCATTGGGGGACGATACAAATGACATTCAACACAGGACTGCATAAGAAACGACCTTCCACTGTCTATCCGAAGATCGAACGCACCAAGAGCGACGACGAGGACTTCGAATTACCTGACGACGTGGAGAACCCTCAACTATAAACAACTATGAAACATTATAAAATACAAGTGATCTCAACTGTAGGGGGCTACGTTTACATCAACGCAAAGTCAGAAGATGACGCGCTAGAGCAAGTGGAGCATCAAGTAGGCGAACATGGGTTTGATTGCTTGGTTGATAAACTATACCATAACACCATGAAAAAGTATCGGGATTATACGGGAGCTGAAGTCACACATAGGGAGGACGACGTTTTCGTTGAGTCAGTTGACGAAGTTTTTGAAAGGGAGTTAGTCATAGGCGATAAGAAATACAATTCCAAAACAGGAGAATGGACAAAGGAGGACTTACCAACATCATGACATTACAACCTAAACTAATCGGACTTGAAGAGATAATCAAGGAAGGAGAAACGCAATGAGCAGATTAATTGAGACAACTGACGTTGAGGTTTTGGAAATTGCGTATCATCGCAATGGGGTCGGGGGTTACCCTTTCCACGTTGTTTCCTTTCGCGACAAGGAGATGGATCGCGTATTCCTGGCAACGATATTCTTTGAGCATGATGACGAGGGAAACGCAAAGCTTGGGTTCAATCCTCGCGTTGCGATAATCGATCCCAAGCTCGCGGCAAAAGGTATTATCGGATTTGGGGAGAACTCATGGCGTGGGGACATTTATGCGTATGCTCTTGCGGAAGCTATCAAGGAAGGAGAAACGGAATGAGTACGCGATGCAACATATTGGTGCGTGATGGTGACTCTGAGCTATGGTTCTACCGCCATAGCGATGGTTACCCTGAGTCAGTACTACCTGATCTTGAACCTCTCATGGAGAAACTGCGCGATGGCATTCTGCGCAATAACCTCAGTCAGTTTTGCGGATGGTTGATCGTGAAGGGTCACGAGGGTTACAAGCGTCATCCGGGTTTTAACGATTGGAAGGTGGGAAACTACGAACCGACTACGGGGTTGCACGTGGACGCTGAATACGTCTACGAGCTTGATTTGCGTCTCCATACGTTGGAATGGTTGAGTTGGGGTTCTCCTGGGTTTGATAAGCTAATCAAGGAAGGAGAAACGCAATGAGCGCATTAAGTTGGCTGACAATTAGAGATGACTTAACTCAAGAAGGTTTGTCCGTTCCCGTTCGGTTTCTTGATGATGGCAAGGAGACACACTTGTCTCATTCCGGTGATTTGAATATTGATTACGTGGGTGACAAAGAGGGTGCGCCAATTATTGAAGGCGATGACCTTGGCAGGGATTTGTTAATAGAAGTAACTTGCCCGTCCATGAGTTGGAACAAGAGAAGGGCGTTAGCTTATAACATAGATTTTGATTGGAACTAGCGTGCTTGCGCCTTAAAGGGCGTTTGATATAAAACATGAGTCTTTACCCTCCTGAGAGAGCAAACACCCCTTCAGCGTCCTCTATGGACACGCAAAGGCTACTTCAGAAAGGAGGCTTGTCCTCATTCAAGCGAGGTTCGACGTATGAGGAGAAACGTCCTAGAGGTTTCTCGAAGGTACTGTATGACACGCCTGTCTGTCCTCCTCGGTTCTTCGCGAGGTGCATCCACACGCA